GCTGGCTCAGGGGCGTCCGATTCAGGTTTGGATTGACCGCCAGTCGGGGCAGAAGATTGCATCAAACGCGGCAACCCCTAAGCACCCACAGATCAATGTCTGGCCTGCACCCGATCAAGGCACCACCTTGCAGCCGTACTACGTGTTCTATTACTGGAGACTGAAGCGCATTTACGACGCCGGTACCGGTACAAACATTATCGATATTCCGTTCCGCTTCCAGAACTGCATGGTGGCGGGACTTGCTTATATGCTGGCCGTGAAGAAGCCCGAGGTATCGCCGGATCGTGTAATGGCGCTGAAGATGATGTATGACGAGGCGTGGGAGTTGGCTGCATCGGAAGACCGCGAGAAGGCTGCGGATCGCTTGGTTCCACGTGAGTTCTTTATAGCTTAACGATGGGCAATCGGTTCAGTTCAGCTAAAAATTCGATCTCGGAATGTGATCGATGTGGATTTCGGTACAAGCTGAAGGTCCTGAAAAAGCTTGTCATTAAGACGAAGCAGGTTACGATTAAGGTGTGCCCGACGTGTTGGGAACCCGATCAGCCGCAGTTGCAGTTAGGTATGTATCCAGTGGACGACCCACAAGCCGTACGGGAACCACGGCCAGATAACAGCTACAGGCAGGCGGGCTACACGGGTTTGCAGTTAACGGTGAACACGGACTTTGGAGACCCCTCTGGTGGTAGTCGGGTGTTTCAGTGGGGTTGGGCACCGGTTGGTGGAGCAAGTGCAAACGATGTGGGTTTAACACCAAACGCTTTGGCCCCCATCAGTGTAGTGGGTAACGTGACAATTACATAGGAGTTGATATGAACAACATGAAGAAGATCGCCAAGGCGGAAGTCAAGGCTCATGAGAAACGTATGCACGGTGCCAAGAAGATGGCTAAGGGCGGCGTGACTTCGGAGCAAATGAAAGCCATGGGTCGTAATCTGGCTCGGGTTGCTAATCAGAAATCGGGCTGATCATGGCTAAATATTCACAAAAGCAGGGCGGCAAAGAAGTGGGCCAAGCTGCTGTTTACGCGGAGCCACACACCATGGACGGTAAAAAAGTTAAAGCTGATCTGCCATACACAGCAGGTGCTAAAGTCGTTAACGAGATGAACCCATCCGTTGCGGGTATTTCCAAGGGTAACTACAAGGAAACCAAGACTACGGGTATTAAAATGCGTGGCACAGGCGCTGCGACTAAGGGCATTATGTGCCGTGGCCCTATGGCTTGAGGTGAATTGTGACTTACAACGAACTGTTCATTGCCGTTAAGAACTACCTGCAAAACGACTTCCCCACAAATACGTGGACGAACGTAGCAGGTACAAGCACCACTACGTCTGACGGTACTGAGCAGATCAATACGTTTATTACGCAAGCGGAAGAGCGCATCTATAACACGGTGCAAATTCCGCCGTTGCGTAAAAATGTTACGGGGTTGACGACAATCGGTAATAAATACCTATCGTGCCCGCTAGACTTTATGTCTGTGTTTTCTATGGCAGTTATTGAAGACGCAGGTACAGCAACGGAAAATTACACTTACCTGCTGAATAAGGATGTGAACTTTATTCGTGCGGCGTACCCTAATTCAGGGGATACGGGATTACCTTTATATTACGCGTTGTTCGGCCCTACAGTTAACGCAGGGGTAATTAGTGACGAGCTAAGTTTTATTCTCGGCCCTACGCCCGATGCTACGTATGATGTGGAACTGCACTATTACGCCTATCCAGAGTCAATCACCATAGCAGGCGATGGTCGCACATGGCTTGGCGATAACTATTCTCCAGTGCTGTTGTATGGCACATTGGTCGAAGCGTACACGTTCTTAAAGGGTGAGATTGATTTGACTGCGCAGTACGAGAAGAAGTATCAGGAAGCCTTGGCTCAGTTGAACCGTCTGGGTACAGGACTTGAGCGTGGTGATGCTTATCGTGACGGTCAGGCTAAGATTAAGGTGAATCCGTAATGGCGATCCAACAAGGACTCACAAACAGCTTTAAACAAGAGATGCTCCAAGCGGGGCAGAACTTGGCGACCGATACGTTGAAAATGGCGTTGTACACCGCATTCTCAGATATTGGGCAGTTGACCACTGTGTACACAACGACGAACGAAGTAACCGGCACGGGCTATACAGCAGGTGGCGTGGTTATGACGGGCGTGACAATTAGCACTCAAACGACCGGCCCTGATGCAGGTACTGTTTATGTAGACTTTGCAGATGTGTCTTGGCCCGGTGCTAACTTTGTGGCTCGTGGCGCTTTAATTTACAACGTGACTCGTAGTAACAAGTCGGTAGCTGTTCTGGACTTTGGTTCAGATAAAACTTTTAGCAGTACAAGTAACACCGTCACCATGCCAGCAAATACGGCAACGACGGCATTAATTCGTTTTCCTTAAGGAGTGGTAATCATGCCTATCGCAAAATCGCAAATGGGTGAAACTGTTCAGGCTGGCGTGGGCAAGCTCACGGTAGGTGACGGTCGTGTAAAACTAGGTGGCGTATTCAAAGTCGAGTGCTTTGGCCCTGATGGTGAAAAAAAGTGGGAAGATACTTTCCACAACCTCGTTGTTAACGAAGGTCTACAGGACTTAAATACTAAATACTTTAAAGCTTCTGGTTATACCGCTGCTTGGTATCTTGGTTTGGTAACTGGTCCCGGTTCGGGCACTGTGTATAACGCCGGTGATACGCTGGCTACACATGCTGGCTGGACTGAAGACACTAATTATTCTGGCAATCGTAAGTCTGTAACATTTGGTAATGCTACGTTGGCGGACCCATCTGTTATTGATAATTCGGCGAGTCCTGCGGTGTTTAACATCAATAACACAACGACAGTTGCTGGTGCATTCTTGGCGACAGTTGCATCCGGCACTTCAGGTATTTTGTTCTCCGAAGGTGATTTTACAGGGGGCGACAAGCTCGTATCTAATGGTGATACGCTGAATGTTACTTATACCTTCTCGGCTGACGCTGTTTAATTAAGGAGTAAATATGGCAACGACATTTAAAAAAGGCGACATAGTCAAGCTGGTCGCTGTCGTCCCACAAGGCCCAGTAGAAGCCTTGCGTATGGATGAGGATGGAAACTTTTCATACCTTATCTCGTGGGCTGATGCTGACGGCGTTATTCAATCTCGCTGGTTTGACGAGGCACAACTTACGACTGCTTAAAAAGGGTAAAGGCGCATGTTTGGTATAACCACGTTCTCGCAAGCGCCTTTCGCCTCGTTAGGTAGTTCGGTATTTAACGCTGCTATATCTGAGGCGGCTCGAGTTTCCGATGTACAAACCTGTGTTGGTACGTTTGTAGCCATAAGAGCGGAAGCAGTGAATCTGCTGGATACACCGAGCGACGAACGTATTGTGTATGGGGTAAGCAGTGAAGCAGCTAATTTTGATAGCATTATAGCTGCGCAAGTTGTATTTGACGGGCAGATTGATGAGGACGTGCAGTTTAATGCTGTAAATTCCGCATTACAGACTGCAATTGCAGCACAAGCCGAGAGCAGTCAGTTTAGTGATGCGCAAGCAGGGCGAGTCGATTTTGTAAGTGCTGTTGCTGAATCCGCCACGTTTGATGCCGTAGTATCTGGTGCGCAAATTACAAACAGGGCGGTGGATGAAGCTATACAAGTTGACGACACACTACTTGGCAACTTGCCTTATTTTGACGGGGTAAACGAAAGGGTAGAAGGCTACGATTTAAATATTACATCCGGCGTACTTATTAGTGTTGTTGAAGACCGCGTTGAAATGCTTAGCGATGTGTCTGGAGTACAGACAGCTAATGGGCAGCAAGCGGAATCAGTAACCTTTAGTGAAGCACAAGCAGCACAAGTTAATTTTGTAGCGGCGCAAAGTGAAGAAGTTAATGCAAACGCAGTGGCGGCAGCGCAAGTAGACTTCTACGCAGACATTGATGAGGACGCGCAGTTTAACGCACTTAACTCTGGAGTACAGACGGCTTTTGCTGCGCAGGACGAATCAGCTAGTTTTAGTGATACAGAATCTGCACAAAATAGCGCCGCAGGTGTAATAAGTGAATCAATATTAGGTAGCGTGGCGCAAGCAGCACAGGTTGACTTTAGCGCGGATATTGATGAAGACGTACAGTTTAATAATACACAGACGGTACAAACTGATTTTGTAGCTATACAGGCAGAAACGGCTCAACTGTTAGACGCGCCCTCAGTTATAGCTAATCTTCTTGTCACGGTGCAGGAGCAGATCGAAGTGTACGATTCGCCATTTGGGCGGTATCTATGGGAACTTATTAATGACCCACAAAACGCAGACTGGCAGAATATAAACAGCAACACATCGCCGGGCTGGGGAGTTATTGACACAGATGAACCCGGTGGTTGGCAAGTAATAGATACGGTGTGAGGTAAAAATGCCTTTAGTTATTGCAGATCGCGTACGAGAAACCACTACAACGACAGGTACCGGTACGGTTACGTTGGCAGGGGCAGTTACCGGGTTCCAAACTTTTTCTGTTATTGGTGACGGCAACACAACCTACTACACTATTGCGGGGCAAGGTACCAACGAGTGGGAAGTTGGTATTGGTACGTACACTGCCTCTGGTACTACATTAGCGCGTACAACCGTGCTGTCTTCTAGTAACGCAGGCTCTCTGGTCAACTTCTCCGCTGGTACTAAAGACGTGTTTGTTACGATGCCGTCAGAGCGTATTATTACAGGTGTGGGTGGGGGGGTTGGCGCTATCGTAATTAACAACACAACTGTGACAGATAATTCGCTGATTGACACTGGAACTAATGGGCTTTCTGTTGGCCCCATAACTATTAACTCGGGAGTAACTGTAACAGTGGCTTCTGGGCAACGTTATGCAATTATTTAGGGGGTAGGAATGACTTTAATCATTAGTGGGACTGAAGGAATATCTGACGTAGACGGTTCTGCGGCTATCCCGGCTATTAGAGGGACAGATGCAAATACCGGCATATTTTTCCCTGCTGCAGATACGATCGCATTTTCTGAAGGTGGTGTAGAGGCGATGCGGATTGACAGCGCCGGTAATGTTGGAATTGGCACCACTTCCCCCGGCCAAAAATTAGTGGCTGCGGGTACTATTGAATCTACATCTGGTGGGTTTAAATTTCCTGACGGCACAACGCAAACTACCGCAGCATCAGGCGGAATCCCTGCCGGGTCAGTCATGCTGTTTTATCAGGCAGCAGCACCTACTGGTTGGACACAAGTAACGACCCAGAATAACAAAGCGTTGCGAGTGGTTTCTGGTACAGGTGGTGGTACTGGTGGTACGGTGGCGTTTACTACGGCGTTTGCCTCTAAGTCTGTTGCGGGTACGGTTGGGTCCACTACGTTGACGACTACACAAATACCAAGCCACACACATAACGTATCCGGAAATCTTGTGCAAGGTATTGGCGGCGGCGCTGATTACGCTTCTGGTAGTGGTGGTTCTAGAACTTCATCGGCAACTGGTAGCAGTGGATCACACGACCACACGTTTAGTGGCACCGCAATCGATCTCGCTGTGCAATATATTGATGTAATTACTGCAAGTAAAAACTAAACTTCTATGGAACGTTTAAAAACATTAACAAACGCATTACCGCTAGACTTTATACGGGACGTTAAGTCTTTTGCCCGTACACAGAGAACAGTTCGCACTAACCATACTACTTGGGGTGAGCCCGCATTGCCTGCTGAAACTGCGGCTCTTATTGGTTTTAGCGGCCCTATGTATATGGTTGAACTACCAACTGATTTGAAAGAACAAGCTCTGAAACATATTGCTCGTCATGTTCCTGATTTTGACTTTTCTGAACATGATGCTGATATTACATACGTAACAGGCGGTCGTTACAGTTTCACTCCTTGGCACAATGACAGCATATATGCGCTATCTATTACAGTTTATTTGAACGAATCTTGGGAGCGTGATTGGGGCGGGTGCTTCATGTACGAAGAAGAGGACGGGTTAAGTATAAAAGCAATTTATCCTGAATTTAATAAGGCAATAGTGCTTACACCGCCAATACCTCACGCGACAGCGATGCCCAACATTCAAGCGCCTCTACGTCTTTCGTTGCAGTACCATATTTTTAAAAAAGGTTTAAGCACAAACCCACTTGATTACAAGGGATAACAGCCGATGCAAATGCGACCAAAAAATAACTGCCCACTCCATTCGTTTGAGCCATGCAAGCAACTTGACTGCGCATGGTTTACACAACTTCGCGGGTCAAACCCAAACACCGGTGAGGATGTTGATGAGTGGGGCTGTGCAATTGCGTGGTTGCCAATGCTAATGATCGAGAATAGTCAGCAACAAAGACAGACCGGTGCGGCTGTTGAATCGTTTAGAAATGAAATGGTAAAAGCCAATGAAAGTAGCCAACAGTTGTTGTTGGCCAGTGTTGGTGCACCGCAAAATCTTATAGCATCAAACTCCCGCTAAAGGAATATCATGCCCTCCACATATTCTCCTAATTTACGTATCGAACTGATTGCCAGTGGCGAGCAGTCAGGTACTTGGGGCTCTACTACTAATGTGAATCTTGGGACGCTTATCGAAGATGCTATTTCGGGGTACGTATCCGTATCTATTACATCTGCGGACCAAGCCCTGACTGCTACAAATGGCGCTCCGGATCAGTCTCGTAACATGGTTGTAAACCTGACTACAACTACAACTGCTGATTTCAACGTTTACATTCCACCAGTAGAAAAGTTGTATGTAATACGTAACTCTAGTGCGTACAACGCAACTATTTATTGCTCTACAGCACTTGGAAATACAACCCCTGCTGGTACGGGGGTGACTATTGCTGCTAACAGCACTACTATTATTTTCTCTGACGTTATTAACGTTGTTACAGCTTTAAATTATCTACCTACTCCTCTATCGGCTAAGTCGGGGGGTACTGGACAAAATACTTTAACAGCAAATAACGTATTGTTAGGGAACGGTACTTCAGGTGTTCAATTTGTAGCACCGGGTGCAGCAAACAATGTTTTAATTTCAAACGGCACTACTTGGACGAGTGGCCCTGTACCTACATTTCCAGCGGGTACAGCGTTAACGTTTATACAAACAACCGCGCCTACGGGATGGACAAAGTCTACGACACACGATAATAAAGCTTTACGTATTGTGTCTGGCACTGCAAGTTCAGGGGGTTCCGTTCCGTTTACTACGGCGTTTACTTCGCAATCTGTTTCTGGGAGCGTAGGGAACACTACACTAATAACGAATCAAATACCAAGTCACACGCACAATGTTTCAGGTAATCTTGTACAAGGTATTAGTGGTGGTGGAGACTATGGTTCAGGGAGTGGTGGGGCTACTACTTCATCATCGACTGGCGGCGGGGGTTCGCACAACCACACTTTTACAGGTACTGCAATAGACTTAGCTGTGCAATATGTAGATGCGATTATCGCTACTAAAGATTAGTAAAAATATCCAGTTAAGTTAACTGGGTTTGCTACAAACTACAAATATTAGGAGTTTAAAATGCGAGTAACAATTATCCCTTCTGATGGTTTTGTTTCTATTGACGGTGTTGGTTATGGTTCATTAGACCTTTCAGCTATTGATGCTTCAACCCATGCTGTCCAATGGTATGGCGAAGAAGGTGAGGTTGAAGTATGCAACCCAGTCACCAGAAAGATGGTTGAAAACCGGGCTATTACTTCTTTAAATGAATTTCAAGTTGCATTGGATGCGTGGGATGTGGCAAATACTGCGGCGCTTACTCCGCCTGTAGAGCCTGTGCAACCCGACATACCAGCGGAGTAAGAAATTGATCCGCTAACGCTTCTTGCCGCTGCTAATGCCGCAGTCGCGGCGGTTAAGAAAGGGTGTCAGCTTTATAAAGACATCAAGGGCGCAGCGGGTGAGGTTAAGGACGTACTGGACGACCTGAAGTCGCAGTTTCAGAAAATACCGAATCCGACGAATGCTCAGAAAATTCAGTACAACGAAGAAGTGCAGCGGGTGCAGGAGATTGGAAAGGCTGACCCCAACGATGTGTTTCTTCAGATTGGTAACGATCTGGGCGCTTTGATGGATGCGTATGACAACATAGGCAAGGCGTTTTTGGCACAGGAAGCGGCGGCAACACAGGTGTACACAGGCACCGAGTCAGTAGGAAAGAGGGCGTTAAACCGAGTGATTATTCGGGCTAGGCTTGATGCGATGCTTGCAGAGTTGCGGGAGACTATGGTGTATAAAGCCCCGCCTGAGTTGGGAGACCTATGGGGTAAGTACGAGAAAATGTGGCGGCAGATCGTAGTTGAGCAGGAAGAAGCACACAAGCGGGAAACCGCACGGATGCAGATTGAGGCGGCACAAAGACGCAGACTGGCAAGAAAGAGGAAAGAAGAAGCGGTATGGGTTGGAGCAATCCTTTTCGTCGTGGCGTGGTACGCCGCCGTTCTACTCCTTCTTCGGACGAGCCAGACGTACCGTGGGCTTTACTCGTCGCCGTTCTGGTCTTGTGTTTTGTGCTAGTGATCGCCTTGCCTGTGATGGGGGTAATGTACATGGATATGAATAATGCGATGTACCGGGCAGCGGAAGAAACCCGCAAGATGAAAGAATTGCGTATCAAGATTATCAAGGAATTAAGGGGTGAAGAATGATTACGCTTCAACAGTTTAGACAGCTAGTCCCCAACACCAAATATCCCCAGCAGTGGTACGACACCCTGTTTGGCAAGCAGACTGAGCTTGGCGGCAAGACCCTGCTGGACGAGTACGAGATCAACACCCCCAAGCGTATTGCGGCGTTCATGGCTCAGTGCGGTCACGAGTCAGGCGGCTTTGTCTGGTTGAGCGAAAACCTGAACTACAGCGCAGCGGGTCTGATGAAGACCTTCGCCAAATACTTCCCTACTCAAGAACTCGCCAACGCCTACGCCCGCCAGCCAGACAAGATCGCTAACCGCGTGTATGCCAACCGCATGGGTAATGGTGACGAAGCCTCGGGCGAGGGCGCCGTCTACAAGGGCAGGGGTCTGATCCAAGTTACGGGCAAGGATAATTATTTTTGGTTTGCCTCATCCTTGAACATCACGCCAGAAGAAGCGTCTGAGTATATGCAAACTTTTGAGGGTGCGGCCCAGAGCGCTTGCTGGTACTGGGAGAATACGAGCTTGAACAAGCTGGCCGATGCTGGCGACATCCTGACTATGACGAAGCGGATTAACGGAGGAACCATTGGACTCGAAGACCGTAAGAAACATTACAACCACGCTCTTCATGTGCTTGGCGCTTAGTGCGTGTGATCGTTACAGATACCCTTGTCAGGACCCGGAAAATTGGGAAACCAAAGAGTGTAAGAAGCCGTACTGCACGGCAACCGGGACTTGCCCAGAACAACTGATGAAACCGGAGGACACGAAAGATGAACCCCCTAAAGCTGATAAGCCAGTTTCTTGCCCTGACGCAGGAACAGCACGATGCAGTAATTAAGTTCTGTATTGCGCTGACTTTCTGCTGCACTGTGATTATCATGGTGGGCGTATCGCTTTATTCGGTGGTGTTCGTCACGCAGCCCATGAACGGCATGGCTCCAGCGGACAAGCAGTTCTTTCTGATCCTCTCCGACATGTCCAAGTACATACTTGGCAGCTTGGCAACACTGTTGGCGGTTAAGGGTAAGGATGCTTTGCCAATGTTCACACCACCCGGTTTGTCTACAGACAAGGAACGCGCAGACCCTGCGCCGACTAGGCCGAGCCCAGCACCTGCATCCATATCAACTCCAGCACAACGCACGGCACCCGTAGTAGATGCAGCAGCCACGACGGGTTACGGCGGTAAGCCAGCCCCAGTTCAACCACCCCATCCGGAGATCGACTGATGAAGACCCTGATTGCTATCTTAGCGTTTGTGCCCCTAGTCCTGTTTGCGGCTGAGACCAAGAAAGTCTGCAACAAGCAGAAAGACAGTAAGGGTAAGGAGGTGCAGGTGTGTAAAGAAGTGAAAGTCCACAAGAAGTTGGACGGCACCAAAGTACCGCCAAAATGACCGCCTTCCTGAACCCTTGGGTAATCCTGTCGCTAGTCTTGGCGATTGCCGGGGCGTTCGGGGGCGGGTATTATAAAGGCAATTCTGTGGGTCAGGCAGAAGTCCAGCAAAAGTGGGACAAGGAAAAGACAGAGCAGTATGCGGCTTACGCCGAAGCCCAAGAAACGGCAAGGGCACGGGAGCAGAATCTTCAGGTTCAAGCCGACAGGCTGCGGGAGGACAAGGATCGTGAAATTAGGAATCTTAATGCTCGTGCTACCGCTCTGTCTAACAGCTTGCGGGAGCGTCCGTCCCGCCCCACCGCCGAAGCCAGTGCCGTGCCCAATACCGCCGAGGTTGGACCCGTTGCCGCCGGATGTACTGGAAAAGAGCTTTACCGGGCAGATGGAGAATTTCTTGCAAGGGAAGCTGCCAGAGGAGACGAAACCCGACTCCTCCTCAAACAATGCAGAGAGCAGTACGAAACGGTAATGAAGCAGTTTATGGATTGGGGCGTGGCAACGCCAAAAAATTAAGGAATAAAAATGCCGTTGCAGAAACTACAGTTTCGCCCCGGTGTAAACCGAGAAGGTACTACACTCTCTAACGAGGGTGGTTGGTATGACTGTGACAAGATTCGCTTCCGTTCTGGCTACCCTGAAAAAATAGGTGGCTGGGCCGCGCTTTCATACAACACTTTTCTCGGCGTATGTCGATCTCTGTGGAACTGGGTAACCCTTGGTAGGTATAACTTAGCAGGAGTTGGTACCAATTTAAAATTCTATATCGAGAACGGGGGGTCATATTTTGACATTACCCCTATCAGACTTAACACCACTAACACTACCACGTTCGCTGCGGTAAACGGGTCCACTACGCTTACTGTTACTGATACTGGGGCGTCAGGAGCACAAGCGGGGGATTTTGTAACGTTTAGTGGAGCCGTCAGCCTAGGCGGAAACATTACGGCGTCGATACTTAATTCTGAATTCCAAATTCAAACCGTCACATCCGGTACGCAATACACTATCACTTCCCCTATTGCGGCTAATAGCTCTGATGTTGGTAATGGTGGCGCAAACACCGACGCGGCGTATCAAATTAGTGCAGGGCCTGCAATAAATACTGTAGGCACGGGGTGGGGTGTTCCCCCATGGGGCGGCTATATTCCGGGTACAGCGTCTTCCACCTTAAACGGATCAATAGATAATGTAGTAACTACAATTACCGTTTTTGGTACTTCTACGTTTACTACAACTGGGGCGATCTGGATTGACGGTGAATACATAACATATTCAGGAAAAACAGCCACGGATTTTACGGGTTGCGTCCGTGGGGCTGATGGCACTACTGCTGCATCTCATTCGGCTGGAAGCCTTGTTTCCCAAGCTACGTTATTTCCGGGGTGGGGGGAAGGGTACAGCAGTTCAACAATCGCTCTCGCGGTTCGTCTGTGGAGTCAGTCTAACTTTGGGGAAGAACTTTTATTCAGCCCTCGCGGTGGGGCTATTTACTTATGGCAACCCGGTGCGGGTGCGGTACCAGCATTAACTACACGGGGGGTTGTAATATCAGGTACGAATATACCGTCACAAGTAAACGAAATTATGGTGTCGGACTCGTCCCGAATCACTATTGCATTTGGGTGTAATGATTACGACGCGCCACTAGGTACTGGCGTTTTTGACCCTATGCTAATTCGTTGGACTGCACAGGAGGACTATAACGATTGGACCCCTTCCGCTACGAATCAGGCAGGTAGTTATCGTCTTTCCCACGGTTCAACAATTGTTGGTGCGCTTCAAACTCGCCAAGAAATAGCGGTCTGGACAGACGCGGCTATTTACTCCATGCAGTATCTTGGGCCTCCATTTGTGTTTGGGTTTAACCTTCTAGCGGACAACATTTCTATCGCATCAACAAACGCTATGGCGACGGCTAACGGTGTTGTGTATTGGATGGGTGTCGATAAATTCTATATTTATTCTGGTCGGGTTGAGACGTTACCTTGCTCTCTGCGTACTTATGTGTTTAACGACATTAACCGCGATCAGCAAGAGCAGTTTTTTGCTGGCACCAATGAGGGCTATAGCGAAGTCTGGTGGTTCTATTGCTCAAAGGATAGTGACATTATCGACCGCTACGTTATCTTCAACTATTTGGATCGTGTTTGGTATTACGGCACAATGGATCGCACAGCTTGGCTAGACTCTCCATTACGTCAATATCCAATGGCAGCAACACCTGCCAATATTCTCGTTTACCACGAAGCAGCGGTGGACGACGGAACAACCAATCCACCTAGCCCAATCAATGCGTACATACAGTCGTCTGACTTTGACATTGGAGACGGCCATAACTATGGGTATGTGTGGCGAATGATTCCTGACATTACATTTGATGGGTCAGATACAACCGGGGCTACATCGGACAAGCCGTTTGTGCAGTTTACGGTTCGCCCAAAACAAAACCCCGGTGCAAACTATGGTACGGCTGATTCCCCGACTGTAACTTCGGCACAAAGCTATGCTGGGCAGACGACCTATAACGTTCAACAGTTTACCGAAATTGTTTACAGCCGAGTGCGTGGGCGTCAGATGGCGTTCAAAGTGGAATCAAATAGTATTGGCACTCAATGGCAGTTGGGTATACCGCGTATTGATGTACGTCCTGACGGTAGAAACTAATGGCTGGGAGAGATAGACTTGACCCCACCAAAGCGCCTGCGTTACCGCTTGCGCCAGTTCAATACGACCGTGGGTATTCAGATACTACGCACAACATTTTACGTCAGTATTTTAATACTCTAGACAACACAACATCGCAATTGCTGGGGAATGCAGGTGGGCGGTTCTTATCGTTTCCTCATATCTCTGCGCAAGACACCACAGACCAATACGCAACGGCGACGAATACAGCCACCAAGGTGCTATGGAACACCCTAGATTCCGGCCTTGGCTTTACGTTGAACCCAAACAGCACGGCTACCCCAGACAGTACCGGTGTGTACAAGATTGACTACCGTTTACAATTTCTTAACACCTCTGCCCAGATTCACGAAGCCTTTGTCTGGTTGGAAATAGACGGTGTGAATGTACCGGGGTCAGGCAGTATTTTTTCTGTGCCTAACAGTCACGGCGGGGTGGACGGGGCGCTCGTTGCTTATTCTAGTGTTACGTTTACGATAACCGGTGGGGAGGACGTAGCTTTGTACTGGGCGACTAATTTGGCGGCAACTTCCGGCGGTGGCAACGGGGTTTATTTACACGCCTCACCTGCACAGACCAGCCCCTTCGTTATGCCTAGCATCTCATCGGCCACGGGGTCGATTGTGTTTGTAAGCGGGGTAGTGTGATGAGGCAGACACTCTACAAAGACGACGAAGTGATCTTCCTGTGCGACTACCTGCGGGATATAGGTAAGGTGGCTTTGCAAT